GCATCCATTGCTTTATACATCTCGAAGCTATTTTTACCTAGCGAGTCAACTGAGGGACTTTCGTCCTTTAGATATTTGAATCCTAGGGAGATGGCTCGAGATTGAGCTCTTTTGGCTTGAACTCTACGCTCCGTAGACAAGATCTGCGTTGGATTTACATCCAACTCAATCCAGCTTCGGAACAAGACTTCTCGCCAATCCTCCTCTAGAAGGTTGGATTCGAGAACTGTCAAATTCGTGACAAGTTTCATGTACTCCTCTTGGAGAACAATCATTACTGGCATCATGAGTTTATGATATTCTTTCATATCCTCAGGAAGCCCAGTAGCGACCTCCTGCATCAAACCTTGATCTCGAAAGATCAATTCAGTTTGATTCTGGATTACTCCACGAGCGAGGAACATACCCACTAAGTCAACGAAGCTGTCGTCGTCCATTTCAGAGTTATAGTCATAACCTAATTTGGACTTGACAACATGTCGAAGTAGCGGAACGTTCTGGAACCTAGTGAGATACGACCAGAAAGCTAATGCTTTGATATTTAATCTCTGGTGGAAGTCGTTATCCCAGGTTATGAAACCTTTGATACCGCCCTTCCGCAGAGCTCTAAATAGCTCTAGCATTAGATCCTGGTTCGTATCGAACGGATCAGGATAACCTCTCCGTAAAGATTCAGAAAGTACCATGAGCGTTTCTGTAACGCCCTTGGCACAGGACTGTATCCCAGCAAGTGGGAATCCAGTTACCTCTGTTTCTTTATAGAAGAAACGCTTCGCAAACTCGAAGGAGTCGGGTGATACTAAAGTTTTATCTTTAGCCACGTCGACACCGATCCGAGTAAGAAGCGCTAGGTATTCCTGAGCCACTCGGTCCTCCCTGATAACTATATCATCACCGAGGAGTCTATATTCCAGGAAGGGAAGTTGTTTTCCAACTCTCCTTGCTGCGAATTGGACCCAAAGATGATGAGTTAGTGCGAAGACTGCCCATGATGAGTAAGCTCCCATCGGTTGCCCGGTAGCGTATTTATAATACTTACCGCGAAACTCGAAGGGTTCGCCGACCATCAGGTCAGCCCACGCCTTGGCAAAGACTTCACCCTCCAGCAGACTGACAACCACTTTCTGTAAAGAAATTGGGAATCTATCTGTTGCAGACGTTAAGTCAATGCTTCAGTATCGTTGGGAAGGATCTCCGAATGGGGAAATGTTTTGACCGCTGGTCAAATCCGTCTTCCACCTACCAAGAATCCTCAAAATGGATTCATGGAATGGTTTAAGAAGGGATTGCGACCAATAGTCGACAATTCCAATGACCCTTTCTTTCGCCTCCTTGTCATCAACCGTAGACAACCGTCTAAGGATAGGTTTATCCTTATACTGTGGTTTAGGGTTGGTAGGCCAGGAGACGAAGTGAGGGATCATTTCCTGTAAGTAAATAACTAACTTTTGATATTTACCAAGGCATGTCGATAGGATATATCCATATCGGTCAAGCCAACGATAAAAATCGAAGGTTGCGTTATTTAACGCAGGACCATTCGGTCCCATACGTGTAGTGGGGTGTAGGTAATCTCAAGCCCATGACTGGGCTTGCGGCAGAGTTTTGGTGCCTACCAAGAAGGACTTGAATTCTTCTTGCAGGTCACCAAACTCCTCCCTCGGAGGGAGATAAATTGGAGATAAGTCCAATTTCTTCCATCCAGGGATGATCCTTGAGATTTGAAGAAAACTCAAGGTTGCCCTAATTACCTCCACCTCACCCCGCCTAATACCGGAGGCTACCTGAGGTCCTAAGATCTTAGGTAGGCCGTCCCGGTATTGGGCGAGCCCTGTGACGAACAGAGGATCACCAGCTAGGAATCGGTAGATAACTACCCGGATCCGTTTAAGCATCATAATTGCTTCTACGGAACCCCGGCTGATGATCCATTGTTCAGTTTTCTTAGCCAACCGAGTAGAGAAGAGGCTTAGCCCTTCTCCCTCGGGATTCGGATATCTTAAGATGGAGTCCAAGAACCATCTCTCGATGACTTGGAACATTTTAATGTATCTGAATAAGAAAACGGTTTTGGTTTTATTAAATCAGACCGTTAGCTTAGGCTATGGGGCGACTTTTAGCCGGGATTGTTGCCCTGGCGAGGTGTTAGCACACCAAGGCGCAGGAGGTTTTCCACCTCCCCGTCACGCCCGTATAGGCTAGCATGTAAACTAACGCCGCTGTTCTGCGGTAAGGTTTACACCTATACTGGATCGAGTAACAAGAGGACTTGTCACCCTCTGGCAGAACCTGCTAAAGTTCTGTCAGTCCGCCTTAGATTAATT